GACCTGAGAATGCGGTATCTGCTTCGTTGAACAGTGCTTCGGTTCCCGACTGATCGTTATAACGGGAACGCATTGCGAAGATAAGTCCAGTAGGACCACTCATTGGTTGAACACCTGCGAGGTCATAAGCGACCAGGTTAGGCATTGCACGTCTGATGAGTGAAATCAGAACTGGATCGAAACCTGCTACAGGACCACCTGCAGCAGCGGAACCTGAGAAACCACCTGAAGCGCCAGCAGCATTACCAGCGTTGGTTGGGGTCTCCATCAGGACACCACTTGAGAAAGCCTGTTGCTCTCTTAAGAATTTTTCTTGGTTTTCTAGCAGGACAGCGGTTACTGCTCTTCTGTGTGAATCTTTGATAGGATCAAGACCATCATAGTCGAGAAGTGGTGCCCACTTTTCCTGCAGATGCTCGGATTGGAACATTTGCGTTTACCTTTTACTAGTGTTTGTGTTTATTTGGATAATATTAAATTCACTTTTTAGCAACTGCTGAAAGAGTTCTCAGGTAAGCATTCATTGAATCTGAGTGATACTCAGTAGCAACGTCTACTCCTTCAGAAAGAGTTTCAGATTGTGCTTGAGGAGATACAGTTCTTGAAGGGAAATATGATTCCTTCAGGGTCTCCAGTTTCTCACGATATTCTGTGTCACTTTCAAACTCAACACTTTCGGCAAGTGAAGCGAGCTTATCTTTCTGAGTAGCAGCAAGGCCCTCAGAAATTTCATCAAAAATTCCTTGTGCAATCGACTCGGAGAGACGCTTGTTTAAAGAAACATTTTTCTCGATTTGCTCGTTGAGTTTTGTCTCCATCTCATCAAGTTTTTCTACCATACTCTCTAACACATCATATTTATCTTCAGGGATTGATACATAATGCTCTTCAAAAAGACCTCTCATTCCTGCGAGGAATGATTCAGTCATATCTGACTTAAGACCGTGCTCAATTGCGAGTTCGTTCTCAGTCATCCATTCTTCTGCAACATACTCTAGATATGAATCAACTCTCTCTTCTAGAGAGATTTTGATTTCTTCAACTTCTTCAATTAGTCTTTGCTCGTAAGCAACTTCATACTGTTTAGTTAACTCTTCTTTGATTTCAGACACTTTTGATCTTAGTGCTGATTCAAAGATAGTTCTTGCCTTTTCCTTAAACTCTTCGGAGAGTTCTTCTTCGTCACTTGAATTTAAAAGAGCATTTACATCTTCTTCGATGTCATACTCTTCCTTCTTCATTTTTTCATCTTCATCTTCTTCATCTTCTTCATCCTCATCTTCTTCATCCTCATCTTCTTCATCATCTTCTTTAGATGCTTCAGATACGATTTCTTCTTCAATTTCTACTTCTTCAGAATCAATCTCTTCTTCATCAATTTCTTCTTCAACAAGATCTTGATCTTCCAATTCTTCTTCTTCTTTAACTGCCTGGCTCTTATTCAGACCCTTCATAGGATCAGCAGATTTTGCACCCTTATTTACAACATTTTTTACTTGTTGTAGGGTTTTACCTGGTGTTTTTAGTTCTGCAGAACTATCGTCAGAGCGATAGTTTTCTGGAGTAGGACCACCAAGATCTTCCCAGCTACCAGTTTGACCAGCAACTGCTCCAGGTGCTAATTTTTGCATTGCATCTCCCGCCTTAGCGCCAGCGTTAACAGCGGTTCTGGATTGCTTAGTGCCTGCTTCCATTTCTTGTAATTGATTGCCACGAGACATTTGAACTCTCCGATTAACCTTAAGAATTTAATCTATATTTATTTATCAAATTAAAAATTTTTAAGTTTTTTCAATTAATATTCTTATATCACCATCTATGTGAGAATATGATTGATTATCACCATAACCAACTAAATTGTTGTATTCTAATATATTTTCGTATTGATTTATTTGATTAATTATTTTATTGACTATAGATCTAATATTTTTAATTTTTATTGAAAGATTATTATTGTAAAAATACTTAAAATATTCATTGCTAATATTTGATAATAAAACAAAACTGTTAAGTGCAATATATGCTCTTCCTCCAGGACTTACAATTTTTAAAAAATCGCAAATTCTTTGTTCTAAAGAAAAAAAGGAAATATCACGATGTAGACTGCAGATTGACATTACACATTCAAATTCATTCAAATGATTTCTTATAAAAGTCTCATTAAATTGAATTTTTTCATCTGCATCTTGAATTAAAGGATCAATTCCATAAATTATAGGATAAAATTTTTTAAATGTATTTGAACCACAACCAACATCTAATATTTTAGATGGATTTATTTCTAATAATTTTTCAATATAATAAAATGTACTACAGTGAAAATATCTATGAATGTAATGATCTCTAGGAACAATATTTTTAATAATATTTGGATCTATTATCAAAGTAGTATCATTTCCGTATAATTCTTTTATACGAATATCAATACCTTTATCTTCAATTAATTCTGCTATTTTTTGATGCAATTCATGTATTTTATTATTTTCATCAGAAGTAATTTCATACATTAAATAATTACAATGAATTTAAAAATTCATTGAATAACTCAATTTTATGTTCTTCCAATCTTCTCTGATTTACTAAAGTATTAATTCTTTTTTTAGTATTTTCAGCGAGTTTTTCGCGGAGAACACCTCCATCCCAAACCCACTCTTTTCCTTCCATAATTCCCTGAACAAACGCATCAGGAGCAGAAGGATCAGCGACGATATCGGCAGCAGTTGCCAACATGAAATCTTCACCAACTTCCTTATAACCTTTATTGTTTTCTCTTAGTGATCCAATACCACGAGACGAAACGCCGAGAGTTACACCATCTTTAAGGAGTGATTCTGCAATCTTTCCCATAGGAGTGGAAAGAATTTGTGCCTTACCTACAAAGTTATTACCACTTTGCTTGAGTTCGGTAATTTTGTGTGAAACTCTATCGAGATTTACGGTTGGACCATCTGGGTGACCTAACTCACCTAATGCTCTACCCTTCTTAACATAATTTTCATTATAACGACTAACTTCTCTTTCCATTATAGAAAATGGATAAAGTCTACCATTACGGTTTACAGTTTCACTTTGGAGAAAAACCCCCTGAATATACATATGCTTTTTACCACCAACACTTTCGGTGATAACTTTAACTTTTTCGATTTCTTCTCTGATAAGTTTCATTGGATTAGTTAGTAAGACCTACTTTTGATGCTTTGATTGCTACTGATGACCAAATAACATCGGTTGGAAGTTTCTCTAAAAATTCTACAGAATTTGCTGGCATCGAAAAATAATTAGTAGTTGCTGCACCGACAGATGTAGATACTCCTACAGTTACAATACCTGCTGTATTGTTATGAAGACGTACACATGTTGCATTAGTAATGCTTGATGCAGATCCAGCAACTGTTTCCGTAGAAATCTCAGTTTCAATTATTTTTGTTCTTTGCATTGGTATAATAAAGACTTTATTAGTTATTTATTAATTTATCTTTGTTCAATCCAGTTCAATACTGCAAGTGTTGATTTGTTTACGTTTGGAGATGCACAAGCAAGTGTATAGGTATCACTGATTGTTCCAATACCAGATCTTCCAAGTTGTAAATCTGCAAGTCTATCGACTTCGGTTAAATTTGCACCACCAGAAACTGTAAATCCAGAAAGAATATCTCTACCACCAGAAACAGCAGTAGCAGAAGTATCATATTGAATAAATGAATTAGGGTCTGCATGATTTGTCCAGTTTGGATTAGTTAATGTTGCATTTTCTAAGAGTTTCCAATACACATTAGTATTATCATTCGTTACTGCTTGTAGGGACCTTAAAAGCATTACTGCTTGAAGTGCAGTTGATTTGAGACGTAAACTTACAATTGGATAAAATGTATCCGACAACGACATCGTAGTTCCCACAATGGAATTTGATTGACTCAAAAGAGTTCCAAGTTTATCTACATTACCATCCTGAATCAGAGAATTAGAACCCTGATAAAGATAATGAGTTCCTGCAACACCAGTTACATTTTCAATCTCAAGACGAATAGGAAGGAATGGTGTAGAACACCAAACTCTATCTTGAGTGTTTGAATTATAGAAGGTATGACTTTTAATTGTTTCACCTTCCATTAACCAATTAAAATCTACGGTTCCAGCACCATACCATTCATAAGTAATAGAAACCATTTGCTGTTTTGTTGGATCTGCAGTTACACCAGTCCAACCGTTACCATCAAACTTTTCCCCATTCCATTCTTCTCTGGTTACTCTTCTTTCTGTGGTAATCCCAGACGTAGTGGTGCGAATTACATAAGAATATGTTCCTCCATCATCCTCAAAGTAAGTACCATTACTATCATCAAACAACCCAAATCTTCTGCGAATACCTACCTGAGGTGCTTCTAAACGAATTGCAAACGCAAGTGTTGCAGGTCTTCCAGGAATATATCTCATTACACTTCTGGTTTGTCTAATGACTTTACTACCAGCAGTAGAACCCACCTGCATAACTACATTACTAGCATACTGGTTCCAGTTTGCAGTTCCAACTCCAACTATTCTCTCATCCCAAACATCAGTCTCTTTACCATATTGAAAGGTATTGAAGAAAACTGTTTGGAAAGGAGAAGTCTTTAGTCTATTGTTATTAGAAAACTGAGGTCTCCAATCTGTTTGGTTACCCCAGTGATCT